GTGTCTGGTATTAATCAATGGGTGTTAATTGATAACACCGATAGCGTAAGTCAAAATGGTATCCTGTTTGCAGATGCTCGTTGGGCCCCAGATGGTGCTGTTAATACAACTGATCCAGCAACAGATGCTATCCCGACTATCAAATCGTTGCTAACCAGCAACCATACTGATTTGGATGCACCAGATCCAGCACTATATCCTAGAGGTACATTGCTATGGAACACCCGTGCAAGCGGATACAACGTTAAGGAATATAGACCTAACTACTTTAGTCAGCAAGCATATCCACTAGACCCCGCACAAACAGAAACTGGTGCATGGGTTACAGTAAGCGGTTTTGACGTTACTGGAGTGCCAAATTTTGGTCGTAAAGCTCCACGTGGTGTTGTTGTTGCTGCATTAAAATCTAGCATCGACAGCAGTACAGAGTTAAGAGAAGATGCAAATCAATTTAACTTAATCAGCTGCCCTGGATATCCAGAACTTATTCCTAACATGATTGCATTGAATGAGGATCGCGACAATACAGCGTTTATCATTGGTGATTCGCCGTTGAGACTGCAAGCTACTGGAACAGCAATCCAGGGATGGGCACAAAATACCAGCGATGTAACTAGCACTGGGGAATACGGTTTAAATACTGTTAATCCTTACGTAGGTGTGTACTATCCACAAGGTCAAACAAATGATCTGAGCGGGACAGCAGTGGTTGTGCCATCAAGTCATGCAGTAATTCGTGCAATGATTAAGAGTGATAACATCAGTTATCCATGGTTAGCTCCAGCTGGAACACGTCGAGGCCTAATTGATAACTTAAATGCAATTGGGTACATCGATGAAGCCAGTGGCAGATTTATCAGTATTGGTGTAACACAAGGTCTTCGTGACGTTATGTACACTAACAAAATTAATCCGTTGACTTTCTTACCAGGTAACGGTCTACTAATTTACGGACAAAAAACATTAAGTTCAACTCCTAGTGCTTTAGACCGTATTAATGTTGCTAGATTAGTTAACTATCTAAGACAGCAATTGAATGTAATCGCAAGACCATTTATATTTGAACCAAATGATCCGATTACTCGTAATGGTATTTTAACAGTTGTAAACAGCCTGTTAAATGACCTTGTAGCAAAACGCGGTATTACAGACTACCTAGCAGTTTGTGATTCATCAAATAACACACCAGAACGTATTGCCAGAAATGAACTGTATGTCGATGTTGCTATTCAGCCAACAAAAGATGTTGAGTTTATTTACATACCAATTAGGTTGAAGAACCCTGGTGAAATCCAAGCTGGCAATTTAGCATCAGCTTCAGCCGTAGGAACAGGAGCATAATATGGCAGTTTCATCGTTAACAAGATTTACAGTTCCTTTAGGTGGTAACCAAAGTGCTACCACCCAAGGTCTTTTAATGCCAAAATTAAAGTTTCGTTATCGCGTAACTTTTGAAAAATTTGGCGTAAGCAACCCTAAAACAGAAATGACCAAGCAAGTCATGTCATTTGCTCGACCTCAGGTTACTTTTGATCCAGTGGAAATTCCTGTATACAATAGCCGTGTGTATATAGCAGGACGTCCTACTTGGAATGCCGTAGCAACTACTCTACGAGATGATGCAGGCGGCAACGTAAGTAGACTGGTGGGCGAACAGTTACAGAAACAATACGATTTCATGGAACAAGCTAGTGCAAGTTCTGGTATTGATTATAAATTTGTAACTACAATAGAAATGTTAGACGGCGCCAACGGAACGGTTGAACCAACAGTACTAGAGGCATGGCAATTATATGGTTGTTTTCTAACAGATGTAAATTACAATGATTTGGATTATGGTAGCAATGATCCAGTAACTATTACTATGAGTATTCGTTACGATAATGCTATTCAAACAACAGGTGCAGGAGTTGGATCACCTGGCATTACACAGTTTAACACAGCAGCTATCACAGGCTAATGTTTTAAAGTTACATCTAAAGCCCACTTCGGTGGGCTTTTTTATTTGATAAATATTTTTATGGCCTCACTATATAATGCTGACTTAAAGCCTATTCAGGCAGGACAATCTACACATCCGTATGATCATGCTACGCGATTGTTTTTGGCAGATAATTTTAGGCTGGCGCCTAAACAAAGTTTTCTTTACTACGTAGTGATTAATTTAGACCCAAGCCAGACTCAATTGGGTTCTGGATTTCTAGGTGCTGCTCTGAGTTTTGCAGACAGATATCAGAGTTTAGAAACTGGTATGCTGGTAAAAAGTGTAGATTTGCCTAAGTTTAGTATAGATACAAAAACGTTAAATGCGTATAATAGAAAAAATACTATACAAACTAATATTCGATATGAACCAGTTGATATCAAATTTCACGATGATGCAGCCGATGTAATTACAAATTTTTGGAATGATTACTATACCTACTATTATAGAGATAGTGATTACTCTACAACAGCCTATGGCCAACCGTATAAGTATCAAAATCGAAATAAAATAGGCTGGGGTTTTTCTCCGAGAAATAGTTCACTACCAAATTTTTTAAGTAGTATTAGGATTTTTAGTTTACATAATAAAAGATTTACAGAATACTATTTGGCTAATCCGATTATTACTAATTGGAGACACGGCGAACATAGAGCCGCAGGTGGTAATGACACGTTAGAAAATAGTATGACGGTTACATACGAAACTGTAAAATACTTTACAGGATATGTAAACCCAGTGAGTGTGGATGGGTTTAGCTTATTACACTACGACAATACTAATAGTCCAATTTCTACTAGTACTACTAATATATACAGTGACGCAGGAATTTTAGGAGCAATTGACAGCGCACCAAAAGATCTTCGCAAGCCAGACGGTTCGGATGGTTCAGGCGGCCCAGTGTCTAGTTTATTGTCAATGTATCGCTTATACAACAACGTTAAGAATATTAATTTAAATAATGTTGTTGGAACGGTGGTGGGAAACTACGGTGTTTCTGTAATAAACAATGTATTAAATGGTAGCAGTAACCCTTTTGGATTTCCCGTTACACCCAGTCAATCAACTCAAGGAAGCTACAATAATATTGTTGGCGGTAGCGGGTATGCTATAGGTAGTCCTGGTCAAGGAGTATCAATTGGCGGAACTCTTGCTGGAATCGCAACTGGCGCCGCAGTAAATGCAACAAATACAGTATTAGGAAATTTTGCTTCTGCAGTTGATCGAGGAATAGCTACAGCCACAGGCGCAGTAGTGACAGCTGGCAGTACTGCTGTGTATGATAACGTAAACAACAGCGGAGCAATTGTGGTGAATCCCGCAAGCCTTCAAACTGTTACAGGATCTACAACAGCTTCTATAGTAGATTCATCGGGACAAGTGGTAGCACAAATTCAGACAACTTCCACCGCAGCTGGCACGTTTAACCCTAATAACTTAACAGAAAATCTTATTTACGGTCAACGAATGACTGATCCTAGTGGTCAGGAATATATTAGTAATGTATACAGAGATGGCACTGTAATTAAATATGATGCTGTTAGTGGAAACACTTTACAGTATATTCCTGGAGCCGCTACTGCGTCTGTTATTGGTGCTCCGGGGCAGTTTGTACCAACAACACAAGATGCACGAGTTCTTGCTGCACAAGGAGTAACACTACCAGCTAACAGTGTTCAGTATCGAACAGACCCGCAGACAGGCATAGTATATACTGTTGGCGGAACTACCAGTGCAATAATTACTAATACTATTGCTGGCGCTACTGGTGCAGTGTCGGGTCTTTATGCAGGACAGGCAATCAATCAGGCATTAAGTGGAACATTTCTTGGCAAATCTCTTATTGGTAGAACTATTGCAACTTCATTATCTGCTGTTACAGGTGCTGCAATAGGAAGAGCAGTTAATAACGGTCTTCAACCTATTATTAATAAAGCATCGGGTGCAATTGTTCAAGCTTGGGATAATTCTGCTGATAAAATTAAAAACGTGGTCTCTACTTGGACTGGAACTGGCGGATACGATCCATCTAAACCTTTAGATAATATAATAGGACCTCCAGTGTCAGATGGATTTGGCGGATTTAAATACACCTATAGAGACGGCACTGTAAGATCAATTGACGCTGAAGGAGTGCAAACCGTGACTCCAGGGTCTAACAATACTGGATTGTTAAGTTTCTATGACCGAGCACCTGGTGTAAATGCAGACTCTGCTGTTACTAGTGCTCCGTATGGTTCTGTATGGACAACGTCAGATGGAACTCCGATATTATTTGGCAGTGGTGCTTCATCGCAGAATAATCCATACGAAATTAGTCCAGTTCCAGTACCAATAATGTCAGATGATATATCTTATTTAAATCAGACACTAGCATGGGGTCCTGTTGACAATGGCTCATACGGTGTCATTCCTGGGGAGTCCAACCAAGGAATCATTGTTGCGGGATTCGGGGATGATAGCGTTTTCGGATAATTAATTATGCAAGAACAATCTTATAATCCAGTCCAGCCCACTAACATAGGTTCCAGCGGGACAACTAAAACAACAAAGTACTTTAACAATTATTTTGCTGGCACCGTTGATATTGATCAAAACATTAACGACTCAATATTAAGTTATTTTGAACAGCAAACAGGTAACATAGAAACTGCAAGATTACTAGTCCTTGCAGTAATTGAGACAGCAAAAGTTCAACGAGAAAATCCTATAGATGTTTTAAATCAGTTTCAAAAAATGCCTGCAGGAGAATTAAATGCGTTTATGGCATTATATCTTAATACTTCGAGAGTTAATACTAGCTTCTTAGGAATAAAAACTGTTCCTAAATCTAACCAGTACGTGACAAGAACTATAATAGCATGAGCAAATACAGCCAGGGCAAGTACTCGATAAAAAATCCTGAAAAATATATAGGAAAAAGAGACCCAACTTATAGGTCTAGTTGGGAATTTGCTTTTATGAATTTTTGTGATAGCAATCCTGCTGTACTTCAATGGGCCAGTGAAGCAATTCATGTAAATTATAGAAATCCATTTACAAATAAAAATACAATTTATGTACCCGATTTTTTAATCATTTATGTTGATAAAAATGGTAAACGTCACGGTGAAGTAATTGAAGTAAAGCC